AGTTAAATATTATCTTATATTTTATGGACCGACTTCATCGTTTTAAATTAAGCGAACCATTTTTCGACGAGGAATTTATCCTCGATAGTGAAATGGGCCCATATTTAGAATCTGTTAAAGATGCTTATGGTCAATATAATTTATATAATATCCCGACGTTTGGTGCAAATAATATCTTCGATGACGATGAAGTATTAACATTAAATGATCGAGATGAAATTGCTAATGATGACGATGATATTAAAGATACACACGAAATCGTTATTACTTCTTATTATGAACAGGACGGCATTCCTCATTGGAGTGAAGCCGATATGTTTTTAGACAATCAAACAGAAGAAGATATTTATGAATTTATGAAAGCTGCCTTTGAAGCTATCGATACAACAGGTTTGATTTATTTTTATGAAACATCTAAAGATCCTGAACGCAATGTCGATGTGTTTTTATCAGATAAATTAGCAGCATATTTAGATGTTAAGGCAAAAGGATTTCCTGAACCAGATAAATCTAAACCGTTGCCACAAGTCGAAGAAGAACATGAAGACGACGAAATCACCGAAGAGGAAATTCTTGAACGACTTAATAGAGCTCGTAAACCTTTGTAATATATAAGGTTGAAGGAGGCTTATATATGTCTGAAAAAGAATTATCAAAAAAAGAAGCTGAACTCACAAAACTGCTAGATCAATATGTCGATCGTTATAATTCTTGGGGATATACCGAAGAAGGAAAAATGATTTACAATAAAGCCATGCATATGCTAGCAACAGATCATGCTATTTATGCACGTATGCCAATTATATGCAAAGGCGAAAATTGTATCTATAAAAACGATCCGTTACATAAAGCAGGTGTTGTTAAAGTAGGCGAACCGTGTATTTGTGAAACTACGTTAATAGCTTCTAAATTTGCACAGTATCAACAAGAATTTAATCTTGAGTCTGCATCATATACTGATAATGTATTAGTTCATGAATTAATTACGCTCGACCTACTTATTTCTAGAGCAATGCAATATATCAACAATCGTGATTACGAACCAGTTATCGATGTCGTTACTAATGTAACAGAGACAGGTCAAGAAATTACTCAACCTATGGTTTCTAAAGGTATCGAATTATATACGACACTTTCTAAGAAACGTGACGAAGTATTTAGTTTATTGGCTGCGACACGCAAAGATAAAATTCGTAATAATATCGACGATGTTGATCATGATGCATCGCTCCTTGCATCGCTTAACGATCCTGATTTCTTTATTACACAAGATCAGATCGAAGCGGAGAAAGAGTCGAGGTTAAATGAATAATGGGTGCAGCTGAAAAAATTATTGAAGCTACTGGAAATGCAGCTAGTAAAGCATTAAAAGGTGGAGCAGCTAACGAGTTATTACCTAATGGCGCTGTTAAAGGCTCATCTATTTTTAAAACAATTGAAAATTTTATTACTAATCCTCAAGGATCTATTCAACAAGCAGCTAATCCATTATACACTTTAGGACTAGGTGCTGCTGGTCATCAAAGCGGTATGGGTGTTGGTAATTCATTACGTTTTGCTGCAATGAATGAGACAAGTCGTAAAGCTTTTGTTGACAAATTCGGAGAAAGAAATTTTGTAGAAGAATTTGCTGATCATGAAAAAGCCGGTGCTTTACAGAAAGAGCTTGATTCATTTTTTGATGAAGCTAAATACGATCATGTTCGTACAGGTATTGCTGCCGTAACATTAGGTTCGACAGCATATCGCGTAGCATCTGGCGGTGGATTGTATCGAGATTCTGACGGCAACTTTAATATTATTGGTATCCCAGGTATTTAATAAATGGCTGCTCCAGTATCGAGAATAACTAGGGCTCTTGGTAAAGCTAAAGCAATAGTTGCTAAAGCTGATAGTCCTACACTAGAATTAAATAAAGTAGCTGAAAATTATAAGACGGCTCTTAAAGAAGCTGATATTGAAACTTCAGCTATTGCTAATAAAATTAAAGAAAAGCCAAAAAGTACTTTTGCTGAAGAACGTAAAGTTGCTCGAGCTAAAGATGCTGCTGAAAAAGCAGCTAAAGAAGCTAAAGCTGTTAATCCTAGCGAAACAAATGTCGCTAAACAAACAGACAATACTCAGCAAGTAGCACAAAATCAGGTTCAAAAAAATCAAGCAGAAGTAGCCAAAGCTAATGAAGAAACAACATCTCAAATCGATGAGACTGCGGGCTTTAATAAATATCGTCCATTTAATAGTACAATCGGCGCACTAAAAGATATGCGTCAGGATTTAGTAAGAGTAAAAGATCCTAATGCCTACGAAACATATAATCGTTATGGCTTTACGGCAAAAGGCGGTGCTTTAGCCGGTGGCTTATTTGTAGCTGGTGCCGTCGATAATACAATAATAGCCGGTATCGATCAAACATCGACAAATCATATGGCATCGTTAGGCACTCTTAATCCTGTCGTAAATCCAGTACCATCTTCTAGTACTGGTAATACACCAAATAATGCATTCGATAATATGGGTGCATCTGGCGATATTAATTTTGCTTTGAGAAAAAATAATACATTAACTCCGGGGACACTTTAATAGATGATTAATCCAATTAAGTATGCAGGATCCATGATTAAAGGCAAAGGGTCGACTGCGAGTAAAATGCTTTGGGAAAATAAAGGCAATGCCGTAGCTACTGGTATTTTTTCAACAATGACATATAATAGTGCTCTTGACGAAGGAAAATCTAAAGGCGAAGCATTTGGTGAAGCTGCATTTGACGCTGCACTAAACTTAGGCTTTGGTTTTGTTCCTGGTATGTTATTACAGGGAGCTTATTATGGCGGTCCGGCATTAGTAGGACTTGCTAATGATTTAGCTGCTCAAGGTCGTCAAGAAGCACAACAGTCATATCGACCATTTGCTTGGACTAATCCAGTAAATTCCCAACAGTATGCAACAATGAGACAGGCAGGAATGGCCATCGCTCAGCAATCTCAATATAGTTTACAAACAACTATGATGGGTAATGAAGGTAAAGCATTCCATAAATAATTATGAAATTAGAACAAGATTATTCTGTAAAAGAACTAATGGAAATGCCGTTAGATGACCTAGTTAAATTAGATTATGCTAAGTTATCTAAAGAAGGCAAGTTAGTCGTTATTAAACGAGATCCAGTTATGTGGGCAAAGTCGTTTGTTCAGATTTATAATATCGATTTAGACAAATATGCTCCATGGACACCACGTTGGTATCAAGCCGAAATGCTTCGTGACCGAAGTCTCCGTAAAGTATTTCGATGTGGTCGTCGTTGTGTAACTGGCAATCTCGAAATTCAAATGCCATCGACTGGTAAGATTAAAACAGTACAAGAATTATATGATTCTCAAGAAGAATTTGAAGTTCTTGCACTCGACGATAATTACCAAGTCGAAATAGCACAACATGCTAAAGTCTATGATAATGGTATTAAGCCAGTATATAGACTTATGACATCATCTGGTCGAACTATTGACGCCACTGATAACCATCCATTCTTAACAGAATTGGGATGGGCAGAATTATCTAAATTATCTGTCGGTGAAAATATAGCTATACCAGTTAAATTAAATTATTTTGGTGATAATAGTATAGAAGAAACTGAATTAAAAATTCTAGCACGTAAACTTAATAAAGATAAATCTACTATTAAGGAAATACCAGAAGAAGTATTTACGTTAAATCGTGAAGCTTTATCTGTATTCGTATCAGAATTAATTCAAGATTCTTTTAATGAAAAAGAAGAGCGCCCTGTTAATATGCTTTATATTTCTAAGAGTAAAAAGCTTGTTAAACAGTTGGCACATCTTTTATTAAGATATGGTATCGTAACGACATTTCGACAAGAAAACGATAAGTATTCTTTAGGATTCGTTAATAGCAAAACACATCGACGTCTAAAGAAGAAATCTCACACTTCGATGTTCGCACTATATCATTCTTATAAATATCAACCGGTAAACGATAAACTTAATAAAGTATTCTTATCATATTTACCAATTAAAGAATTATCACCGTCAGATTTTAAAAAAGTAAAATTCGATAAGCTATCTGTCGAAGAATACTTAAAATCTAAGACTTTAAATAAAAATGAAGCTCGTGAATTTGCCGAGCTTTTAGGATTCGAAACAATTTCTGATATATTATATGGTGATATATATTGGGATAAAATCGTATCGATTGAATATTTAGGTGAGCAACAAACATATGATGTTTCGGTACCACACTATCGTAACTTTATTGCTAACGATATTATTTCACATAATACTGGCAAAACAGAAACGATGGTGGTCGAAGCACTCTTTAACGTGTTTACACGTAAAAACTTTATTCATATGTTCGTAACACCATATCAATCACAAATTCGAATGATATTCGATAATATCCGTCAAAAAATTGATAGCTCTGCACTTATTAAACGAGAAGTAACACGATCGACTACTAATCCTCATTTATTAGAATTCTCTAATGGTTCTAAGATCGTTGGATTTACTTCTGGTGCTGGATCTGGTATGAGTGCTGCCTCTATTCGGGGCTGGCGGGCAGACAAACTTGTATGCAATTTAATTGTATAAAATTAATGTCCACAGAATTAATTTCTGTGAATATAACTTAATTGCTGGAAACCCCTTAGAGCTTTTGATACCGAAGTGTAATAATTCAAAAGATTGGGCAATCAGCAGCGAAATCTTATTTTTTTAAATAAGATACGTTCAACGACTATCCCTTGGCTACCGCGTTAAAAATTAGCAATAGGAGTACGGCCTAAGTAGGCGGGTGAAATTCCCTTAATCGGAAATGGTTATCTTTAATTTATTTAAAGAAGATATAGTCTGGCCTAGTATGAAAATACTAGAAGGATTTAACGGTAACGGTTAAATTCATAACAAAGCGTGGATCTCTCTCGATGAAATGGATTATCTCGGCGAAGGTGACTTCGACACGATTTATGCGTTATGTATGGAACGTGATACGATAGGTATGACATGTTCTTCTACCCCGACTGGCCGTAGATCGAAATTTTTCGATATATGTACCAAAAAAGAGCTGGGCTTCCAAGAGCACTATCACCCTACTCAGCACAACCCGATGTGGTCGGATGCTATGGAAGAAGAATTTAGAAATACATATGATAAAAACGCATATGATCACGAAGTATTAGCAGAGTTCGGTGTCGAAGAAGCCGGCGTATTCGATAAAGATAAAGTCGAAGAAGCTACACAAATCGATAATTATGCTTATTTCGATCGAGATAAATATAAACCTGTTCGTTCTATGATGGACGATAGTAATGTAAAAGAAATACATATACTACCAGAAGGACGAACTACATATTATCCTAATGTATTTAGATGTATGGGCGTGGATTGGGATAAAAGTCAGGCCCCAACATCTATACTTATACTTGAATATGATCAAGTATTTAATAAATTTAGAGTTATTAACAGAACAGAAATCGAATCGTCTGAATTTACATTCGATAAAGCTGTTAAAAAGATAATTGATTTAAATGCTATTTATAACCCTAGCTATATTTATA